TCTACCACAGAGTTACATTGATAACCTCATGGAGATGAAGAAAAGCAATCCTGTATACTTTGAAATCTATGCAAATGGTGAATTTGCTTCACTGGACAAGTTAATATATACAAATTGGAGAGAAGAGTTATTTGATTACAGGGAGATATTAAAAGAAGTTAAAGAGAGTAAGGCTATATTTTCTTTAGACTTTGGATTTACTAATGACCCCACCGCTTTTGTATGTAGCATAATAGATAAAGTTAATAAAAAGCTATGGATATTTGATGAATTTCAAGAGAAGGGCCTTTTGAATGATGAAATAGCACAAAAGATTATTGATATGGGATTTAGGAAAGAAGTTATTATATGTGACAGTGCTGAACCTAAATCGATTGAAGAATTAAGAAGAAATGGTCTCAATAGAGTTAAAGGGGCAGTAAAGGGAAGAGATTCCATAATAAATGGTATAAATTTATTGCAGCAATTTGAAATAATTGTACATCCTAAATGTGTTTGTATCCAGGAAGAACTTAAAAACTACACATGGAAAAAAGAAAAGAATGGTGAGTATGTCAATACACCTATTGATAAATACAATCATAGCTTAGATGCTTTAAGATATGGAGTATCTACAGAAGTTGGAAGGCAAAATAATGGTTCTGTTTATTGTTCATATAGATGTTAGAGAAGGGAGGGGCTAACTTGATAGATCCAATAAATGATATAGAAAAAATTAAAAAAGCATATAAAGAATTTGAATTGGTTAGAACTCATTTTTTACCGCATGACAAATATTATTATGGACATGTAGACGCTCTAAAAAAAGTTACAGAGATTCACGGACGTTGTAATGCTAGAATTAAAGCTAATTTTGTACAAAAGTTAGTTGATGAGGAAGCTTTATACTCCTTTGGATATAAACCAACTTTTAAAGCAATTGATGAAAGTCAAAGTGAAGCTTTAAAAGATATAAGTTATTACTTTAAATCGAATAGAGCTGGTTATTTTACTGGTGTGGGTAAGAAATTGGTTAATTTCGGTGAAGGATATGAGTTAAGTTTTTATAATGCACAAGGTAAATTTAAAAATAAGTGGATTACTCCACTTGAAGGGTATATGTATTTTAATGAGTATGACGAGTCAGAGTTTTTCATGTACATTCATAAAGAATATGAGGAAGATGAAAAAAACAAAGGTAATTATATTTCAAAAGATCATATTGATTTATATGATGAATCATATGTATATTATTTAGATTCTCATTTCGTTGAAATTAAACCCAAGAAAAAACATAACATAGATTGTATTCCAGTTGGTGTTGCTCTAATCGACAATGAAAAATATGAATTTATAGATGGATATGAAAAAGGCGACACAACAATATTTACTAATATTAAGAGTATTCAAGATGCTTATTGCCAAAACTTTAGTGACATTGTACAAGAAATTACTGATTATAGAAATGCTATATTAAAATTTTATAACATTGATTTGCAAGATAAAAAAGATAGTAACTTCTAATAATGCAATTCTTTATTTTAATGATGGAGATAATGGTAAGAAGGCAGATGCGCAATGGCTTACTAAAGATATAAATGATACATTTATAAAAAATACCCGTGATGACTTGAAAGATTTAATTTATACTATTACTTCTCACATAGATAACAATGAGAAAATGCAAAGTAATTTAAGTGGAATTGCATTAAGAAGTAAATTGCAGTGTCTTGAAGCTAAAGTTAAATCTAATGAGAATGCTATGGAAGATGTTATAAGACATAGGATTAAATGCTTGTTTAATTGGTTAAAAGCAAAAGGTACTGATATGTATGGCAATCCTAAAGACTACAGTAAGTATGATGAAAATTTAATTTCTATTGAATTTACTCCATGCGTACCACAAGATTTAGTAGGGTTAGCTGATATAATAAGCAAACTTGATCATGATGTTATTTCTAATGAAACTAAGAGAAGTTTATTACCATTCTGTAATAATGTTGTAGTCTATACGGAACAAAAGAAAAATAGAGACAACTTGCTTAAAGAACTAGCCTTAATAATGTTAACTTATAACGTTTTAGATGGCCTAATGAGCCTTACAAAGGAAGATAAAAAGAAGGAATATAATAGGTTATCCAATATAATCCTAAGGGCTGCAAAGGGACAAGGAACAACACAAGCAAGGATTATAAATAATATATTAGCGAGTACAGTAAATAAGACCTTTAACTTCTATAGTTATAATACAAATTTGAAAGATGTTAAAAAGATTATAGATAATAATTTTAAGGGAAAGCATTTTAGTGAGAGAGTTTGGGAAAATGAAAATGAAGTTGCTAAACATCTTCATAAAAAGGTTAACGACTTCTTAAATGGAAAAGTGAATGTAAATCAGATTAAGAAGGATATTGAAAAAACTTATAATACAAATGCTTATAATGCTAAAAGACTTACCGAAACTGAGGTGACTAGATGTTCAAGTAATGCTTTTGATAGGTTTTGTAAAGAGGTAGGAGTTAAAAAGTTAAGATATAATGCAACTTTAGAT